TTCGATGTTTACAGAGCGGCTCATGTCAGCTGGTTGAATTCGAAAAAGAGTGCTAACTTTACAGTAGAAAAGATATTTGTTGACGTATTTAACTGTAAAGAAGAAGTTGATCGAGTCATCTCTGCCGCCGGAGATACAAAACAATCTTGTGATTTAAATAGATCCGAGACTATTAAATTATTAAGCGTATCTTCAAATCTCAATATAGATACGAGATTGGCAGCATTAGCAATGCGACAAATGTCGGACTTATTACATTTAACGGGTAATAAGTATAAAACTACCACTCCATCAGTTGCTTTTGACTCTTTACCTAGTTCAACAAGCAGTAGCTTTCCTGAATTTAAGAGACCCAAAAGCATTGTTAGAGAAAAGGTTGTGTTTTTAGCTCACAAGTTAATGAATTTAGAGTTAAGTCATTTAATTATTGACTTTCCTATAAGTATTAACTGGCGTACTCAGCTCTCATCGTCTGGGAAACTCAAGTATAGACAATTTTATCCTTTCCCTGTAATTGTAGCTTGTTTTGAAAAAATGATTTTCGGAGAGATATTTCTTCATTTTGAGAAATATAAAAACACACCTTATTGCTTTGGTAACACTTTTAGCGAGTTAAAGCCACGCTATAAGAAATGGCAAAAATATAGTCATATATATTCACTAGACTATAAAGCATTTGATCAAACGATTAGTAATGATCTTATCCTCTTAACATTAAATTTTTTGAAAAATAGGGTCTACTTAAACAGAAAAGAATTTGGTATATTTAATACAATAGTTAAATATCACGTATCATGTTCAATATTAAGTAGTATTAGAGGAGTTCCCTATATATTCAAAAAGTTAAGAGGTCTAATGAGTGGATCGGCTTTGACTAATCTACTTGGATCATTAATAAATCTATTCGTGATCTTGTATATTAACAAGAAGTATCGATTAGGTATAGATCCAAAGAGTATATCTATTTTAGGTGATGATATTATATTTGCATCAGACAAGAGAATTAGTATTAATTTTTTGTCAAAAGTCGTTTATGATGAATTTAAAATGGAAGTATCAGTAGAAAAGTCTCAAATCTTCGCTCCTGGTGAAAGAGTGTTTTTCTTAGGTCATTATTTTGATGATGAAGGAAGATATCTTGATACTAAAAGAAGTAAGATTCAATTATGTATATCTGAAAATTTTATACCAGAAGAGATTCTACCAACAAGAGATAGAATCT